AGTTTGGAAAATAATGAATAAAAAGATTGGCGGCTGGCGCTGTCAGGACTGTGGTAAATAATTATGCTATCAGATAAACAAATACAAGAAATATCACAAGCTACAGCCGAATATAGCGCAACTATAGGTATCCACCCATTTGGATTGATTTGTGCAGCTGTTGGCTCTTTAGGCTTGGATATTGACGAAATGAAGAGTGATATTAAGAAATGCAAACAATGGCTATTCGATAACCAGCAATCATACCCATTTTCAATAACAAAAGAAGATATGTTATACTAAACTTATGAATATACTATGTAAGGTTTTTGGTCATAGACAATATTTTGACGCTGGCTCTTGCTTATCATCCTCAACATGTAAAAGATGTGGCAATAAAGAGGTTTGGAATGTTTCTTGCTGTCCAATGCCAAAAGTTAAACCACCAAGAAAACATAAATGTAATCAATATAACGGAACCGATAGAAATGGGTATCAACCGTGTAAATGCAAATTATCGTGAAAGAATTTCCCTGAGGCTGTCATAGGCCATTAGCCGTATGTAGTTTAGCGGCATTTTTTATTTAGAGGTATAGAGCGGTGTTACCACCAATAGAAGAAGTTCCAACTGACGAAAAGCCATTGATTAATGTAGGAGGCAGACCAAGAGTATTTGATAATGTAGATGCCTTACTGAAAGCTATTAATAATTACCTCAATAACCCTCCAACTAAATCAATGAAAATCGGCGATCAGATAATTGAAGTCCCTCACATAACAGTAACAAGAATGGCTTATGAGTTAGGTTTTAAGTCACGCTCAAGCTTATATGAGTACAAAGAAGATCCAAGGTTTGCGGACATATTAAAAAGAGCCTGCCTATTTATCGAATCAGAATACGAAACAATGCTACATAATAGCCAATGTACAGGCGCTATATTTGCCCTTAAAAACATGGGTTGGTCTGATAAGCAAGAAATCGATATGTCGGGCGGGTTAAACAATACTGAAACCGCTATTGACATCACTCAATACAAACAACTACGCAAAGATATGCTAGAAGAAGATGATTGCTGAGGATTTAACTGAGCATCACAATCAGGCTAGAAAACTAGAGTGCGAGTTAAATAGTCTTTACTTTGCACGATACTTCTTTAAACAACGAACCGCATCAAAAATGATCGTCAACGGTCATCATAAAGTCATACAAGAAACCCTAGATAGAGTTGTCAAAGGTGAAATAACCCGCCTAATCATTAATATCCCGCCAGGCTACACTAAAACAGAACTTGCTAGCATTAACTTTATGGCTCATGGCTTAACGGTAAACCCTAGATCAAAATTTATGCATCTATCATATTCTCACAACCTAGCCCTAACCAATTCATCCGTAACTAGAGCCATAGTGAAGTCAAAAGCATTTCAAGATATGTGGCCTATGGGTAGCCGAGACGACACGGATAGCAAATCATTATGGTGGAATGAACAAGGCGGTGGCGTTTATGCAACTAGCTCAAAAGGCCAGGTAACAGGTTTCAGAGCAGGGTTAATGGAGGAAGGGTTCACAGGCGCGCTTATTATCGATGACCCAGTAAAGCCAGCTGACGCACTATACGACACCATAAGGGATAGCGTTAATGACAACTTTAATGAAACGATAAAATCCAGATTGGCAATTGAAACGGTACCAATAATATTAATTATGCAAAGAATTCATTATAAAGATTTATCTGGTTACTTACTGAGAGGCGGCAATGGCGAAAAATGGCATCACCTAAGCTTGCCGGTCATTATCGACAACTCAAAGAAATATCCAGAAGAAAATACTCACGGCATCCCGATAGAACATGATTTACCAAATGGCTTTTTGTGGGAAACCAAGCATACAGATAAACACCTTGGCGCACTGATGGCGCACAAAAGAACTTTTAACGCTCAGTATATGCAGGACCCTAAAAAGTTTGATGCTGAGGGCGCGCTATGGTCTGAAAAGATGATCAATGAATCAAGAGCAATGCCTTTGCCATGGGGGTTAAAAAGAACGGTGATAAGTGTTGATCCTGCAACCACAAGCGAAGAAAATAGCGATGATTGGGGCATTGGTGCTGCTAGCGCTTATAATAACGATATGTATAGCGTTGATGCTGACTATACCAAAATCATGTCTCCGGGTGACGCTGCTCAAGCGATTATTGAGGCATACAATCATCACAATGCCGATGCTGTGGTGGTTGAAACCAATCAAGGCGGCGATATGATAGAGAAAATCTTAAGGGATGCTGGTTATACCGGTAGAGTAATAAAGGTTCACGCCAGCAAATCAAAGTTTTCCAGAGCTGAGCCAATAGCGGCATTATATGAATCGAACGCCAACAAGAAAAATCAAGTCCATCATAAAGCAGGGCTAGATAAATTAGAAAGCGAAATAATGGAATATGTACCACTAACCGCCAAGAAGTCACCCAATCGCCTAGACTGGATGGTATGGGCTTTAACTGAATTATCTGGCGGTCTACGCAATGCGGGTGGATTTTAACCATAGATTAAAGCTATAATGTCCTCATGCCTATAGTTGACTGTACATCAAACAATAAACCAGGGAAGAAGTTCGGTGATAACGGATTTTGTTTTACTGGTTCTGATGCTCAAGAAAAGGCGGCGGCTCAAGGTCGCGCTATCAAAGCCGAGCAGGGCAATTCTGACCACAGAGAAAAGGACAAGAAATGAAGTCTAATGTTGTCAAAATTACTGAGACAGATACAGTCATGACTCGCATGGTTAACTCCTTACAGCATACACTTAGACGTATGGGTTCAGCGCTAAACTTTGGCATTTCTCCTGACGGCAAGCGAAACTACAATACTATTTTTGGTTATGGTGAAGATTTATCTTATGCTGATTTTTTCGGCATGTATAAGCGTTCAGCATTGGGTCGAGCGGTTGTTTCCAAGGTTGCTAAGGCGTGTTGGAATGAAATCCCTAAAATTATGTCTGATGATAAAGAAATTCTTGAAGATGAAATGGAAATCCTAAATAAAATGGGATTCTTTCGTGCGTTGGAGAGGGCTGACATACTCAATCGAATAGGAAGTTTCAGTGTTTTATTGATTGGCATCCCTGATGGAATGGATTTAAATCAGCCTTTAGGTAGCGCCAATAGTATGGAAGGAATATATTTTAATCCGTATAATTTTGACGGTATTGAGATATTAAAGTGGGATAACGACCCGATTTCTAAGCGATTTGGACTACCAGTCGAATATCAGCTACAAACAACCAGCTTTGGTGAAAAAAAGAAAGACATTCAAACCTCTTCTATTATCGTCCACTTCTCAAGAATCATTCATTTAGCTGAAGGCGCATTAGATAGCAGCGTCGAAGGCTCAAGCGCATTAGAACCAATATGGAACAACTTAATCAACACTTTGAAGATAGTTGGCGGTAGTGGTGAGGCTTATTTTAGAAATGCAAGACAGCAATTGGCTTTAGAGGCTGATAAGGATGCACGATTAGAGCCTGGGAGTAGTGCTTTATCTAATCTCAAAGACAATATTGAGGCTCATGGTAATGGATGGGATCCAGTTTTAAGGCTCCAAAACATGAAGGCTCACAACCTTCAAATACAAATGATAAGCCCGAGAGATTCGTTTGATGTTAACTCAGAAGAGGTGAGTGGCGAAACAGGCATACCAATTCGAGTATTGACAGGTAAAGGTGGCGGACAAACTACTGGCTCAGAAGATAGAGCGAGTTGGAACGCGGTTATTTTTGATAGGCGCTCTACTGAATGCAATAACTATTTATTCCAGGGGTTAGAAATACTTCAAGAGGCAGGGTTATTAGAGTTACCTGATAACGCCGTGATTGAATGGCCACCACAAGCAGCACTCAACGAAAAAGAACAATCAGAAGTGAATGAACGTAAGGCCAGCACTTTTGATAAAATTGTCACTGCACTAGCAAAGCCAGTAGGTGACGAGGCTGATATTAAAACGGCTTTGGAAGCTGTCGGATTAGAAGATATTGAAATAGATGAATCTGCTATTTAGAAGATATTGAAATAGATGAATCTGCTATTGACGACAAAGA